TTTTATAAAAGAAAATATTTAATAAACAGTCTGGCCAGACAGTTATTATAAAAAATTTATGTCCGGAAGAAGTTTAAAATTTTTGCCGGACAAGTATTTATGAGTATTTAAAAATTTTAGAAGGTAACAATGGAAGCATTTGTAGAAAGAATGGTTGTTGAAAAAGATGAATTACAAGACAGAGTAACAAAATTAGAAAATTTTATAAATGGAGAAAAGTTTAAGGAATTAAAAGGTTTAGAACAAGCTTATTTAAAAGAACAATTAAGTTTTATGAGAGGCTATTTATAAGTGTATTAAGACAAAGAATTAATTTTTATAACAAATAACAGGAGGTTTAAAAATGAAAGATTTAATTAATCAAGTGGTAGGATATTTGGCAGGTTTTAGTGTAGAACAATGGATATGGATAGCAGGAGCAGGAGCAATTTTAATTTATCTTATTTACAACAGAAAACAGTATGTAAATTTATTTAGACAATCAGTAATTTTTGCAGAAGAAAGTTTTAATCACGGGGAAAATAGAAAAAAACTAGAAGCAGCAGTAAATTTTATTCTATTTAGAACTTCAAGTTTACCTTGGGTAGCAAGAATTATAATTATAAAATTTATCAGTAGAAAAAGAATGATAGATATTATAGAAAAGACATTGCAAAAGTTTTCTGATATCTTCGCAGCTGGCCATAAGGTAGATATAAAAGGTAATGAAGATGGAGAAAACTAAATTAAAATTAGAGTTTATTTCAAACAAAAAAGCGGTTTTACTCCAAGATTATATCTACTCTATTAATGGTTATGATATTAAGGTATTTAGAGGTTTCATCACTGATGGAGCCTCTGTACCTAAATCTTTACGATGGTTATATAATCCTTATGGCAAATACATTAATGCAGCAGTTATCCACGATTATTTGTATTCAATATACAATAATACTGGTATAAATAGAACTCTTGCTGATAAGATATTTAACTTTATTATGAAAGAAACAGGAGTAGATAACAGGACTAGAAGAAAATTTTATATAGCAGTTAAGTATTTTGGTGAAACATCTTGGAAGTCTAAATTGAAAAATGAGGGGTACAAGGATAGAGCTGCTATAGATAGGACCAAAGAAGCCAGAGAGTATTATAACCATTGGTATAAAGTATTAGGGATTAGGTGATATTATGGAAAAAACTTTACTGGAATATGGCGTATTAGGGGCTATTTTACTGTATTTTCTATGGAAAGATAGTAAGACATTTGAAATTTATAGAACTACTATGCAGAAGATAGTAGACCAGTTGGAAGCAATGCAAAAGGACCAATCAGAATTAAAAAAAGATATGGAGGAGATTAAAAAAATCATAAAGTAATGGGGTAGGATTTTGTCCTGCCCCTTCTTTTTTTTATTTGTTAAACTTATGATTTTATGAAGTGTTTAGATGTATTAAAAAAAATTTAAAAAACCATAAAATTAAGATGATTTTATAAAAAATAAATATAAAAATATTATGATAAATATAAGAAAATAAATAGTATAAACTTCAAAGGTGTAGAATTAGTTTAATTACTAATCTATGTTTAAACTAATAATACCAATGACTTTTAAAAGCGTTGGGCTTAAAATGGACTTAAAAAATTTAAATGTAAAAGACGGTTTTATATGCCGTCTTTTTTGTTCAACACAGATATCATATATTCGTGTGATTCTGAGTATAAATGTGAATATATGTTTAAGGTTGTTTCTATTTTCTCATGCCCTAAAGTGAATCTAATTCTTTTCTTTCTTTGGGTATTGTAGAAAATGATATAGTTTTCTCCATCATACACTGTAAATCCATCTAAAGAAACCTTAGCTTGCTCATCAAAATCAGTATATTCATAAAGAATTATATTCAATTCTTCTTTTAAACTGTCTATAAGTAAATATATATCACCCTTAGACATTTCTACTTTTGGATTTGAAATAAAGTCTGATATTATACTGTAAAGTTCTTTATAATTAACCAAAATAAAATACACCTCTACTTTTTCTTAAAACTTAATACAATTTTTTTAATAGTTTCCTGAGTAGAAGAATCTAAATTTTCTATTTCTCTCGCAAGCATCCTTACTTCATCATTATCTTCTCCATTATAAAGAAAATCTAATGACACTCCAAAATAAGCTGCAACTCTCTGTACTTTATCTATAGAAGGTATTGAACTTGACCAATTTCTTAGTGTTCCATTACCTAAATCTGCCCTCCTTTCCAGTTCTGCTCTTGTAATTTCTTTTTTCTTTAGTAGGTCATCGATTCTTCTTAAAATATTTTTTCCTACATCTTTTCTGTTTTTCATTAATAATCCTCCACAAAGTATTGGATTTCCTTTACTTTTATTAATGTTAAAAAAAAAACATTGACAAATGTTAGGTTTAGCATTATAATAAGCATATGAATTTATTAGGAACTCCTTAATGTAAATAATCAGACGCTGAATATTAAATGCTACCATCTATCTTTATTGGTAGACTAGATATATCGTTTAAAAATAAAAAATATTTGGAGTTTAGAATAAGTATTTTTTATTGTGCTTACATATTAGCATATTTAGCATATTTAGCATTTTTTGTCAATATATTTGCTAAGAATTTATAGCATAAAAAATGTAAAATTTACTTTTTACAATCTAATATGAAAAAAGGAGGTATATATGACAAGATTAGATTTTGAAATGGAGGTAAAAAGAGTATTAAGAGAAAAAGGTATCACTCAAGCAGAATTATCAAGACTACTTGGAATAAAACCATCTTATTGCTCTGACATAATTAGAGGAAACAGAAATGGAGGAGATGTTAAGAAAAAAATGATTAAATTCCTTGGAATTAAGGAGGTTTTATGACTGAACTAAGATTAAAAAATCAAATAACAAGTTTGGAATTACTGGATCAAGTAAATCTTTTTAGAAAAGAAGAGTATAAGGAAAAGTTAAAAAATAATACTCTTACGCAAGCTGAAAAGAATAGAGGAAAGTTTGTTAAATTAGAACATAAAACATTATTAGAAATAATAAGAGATGAATTTTCAGTAGAAATAAGAGAGCAAAAAATTTTGCTGTCCTCTTACAAGAACTCTCAAAATAAGGAACAACCAATGTTCATCTTAACTCTTAATCAAGCTAAACAAGTTTTATTGAGAGAAAGTAAATTTGTTAGAAGAGCGATTATATCTTATATAGAAGTATTGGAACAAGCAATTTTAGATAAAACTAAGAGTGAGTGGCTACTAACAAGACAACAAGGAAAGTTGGTAAGAAGAGAAGAAACTGATGCTATTCAAGTATTAATAGAATATGCAAAGAAACAAGGAAGTCAACATTCAGAAAAACTATATATGACTTATAGTAAGTTAGTTAATTCTTTGATAGGGATAAAAGCAAATTCAAGGGATAAGGTCGATTTTGGAATATTGATGGTAATAAGACAATTAGAAGATATGTTTACAAAACTAATAACAAGTTCTATGGAAAATAAAATACATTATAAAGAAATTTATAAGATCTGCAAAAATCAAGGTAGTCAATTTATAGAAATTGTTAATGGGAATGTGAAAAGCTTAGGATATGTAAATTAAAAGGAGAGAATATGGAAGATTTATATTTCAAAAATCATGAAGCAAGATTAATATTTGGGCTTGCAGAACTTGAGGGTAAGGCTCAACTAGATTTACTAGGGATAGATTTGGAACACTATTCTAATAAGGAATTGGCTAAGAGTTAGTACTCAGAAACAAAGAGAAAAATAGTTAATAGCAGTCATCCAAGGTTAGAAATAGCCTTAGTAAACTTGGAAAAACTTTATAAAGGGATGAGATAGAAGAGGTGTAAAAATGAGAAAAATAGAAACTATACAAGATAAATTTAAAATATTTGAACATAAGGTAAGTAGACCAGTGGTGTATAGAGAAATCTACGGAATTAATCAACTTAGTGCATTTGGTAGAGATAGCTCATATTCATCTTGGGATTTTGTTGGAACTAGCAGAGAAGTTAATGAATATGAAAAAAGATGGTGCAGCAGAGGCTCAAATGGTTTTGATTTTATAGGAGTGGAAATTATAAAAGGTTTTCAAGGACAAACTAATTATTACGGGAAATAAGGAGTGAAAAATGAACTGTAAAACTTTTAAAAAATGGGTAAATATAATAGCTTTTCCAGCAGGAATTAAGCTAGTTGATGCAGTTGAAATTATTGAGAAGTACATAGAAATGGAGGCTAATAATGGGAAATGATGATTTCAAAAAAGCCAGTGTAATGAAGGTTGTTAAATTTAAGGTTAAGTGGTTATTAAAACTAATTTTGTACTGCATAAATAGACCAATAGAAATTTTATTAGAATGGGCGTGATGTATATGACTGAGTTTGCAGATGTAAATAGAGTAATTGAATTATTAGGTTGTAGTCAAGCAATGGCATATAAAGCTATTAGGACACTTAATTCTGAACTTAAAGAAAAAGGTTTTTTAACTATACAAGGGAAGGTGAATGAAAATTATTTGAGAGAAAGATATGGTTTAGAAAAAAGAAAAACATCTGTTGACAGCGACCAAACTAAAACAGATGTTCAAAACAAATAGGGTAGGTAAACCCTTACTTACCCTTGATTTTACTACAAATAATAAAAAATATCAAGGAGGAATTTTATGTTAAAAGCCAAATTTATAGACAAAATATTAGAAGTTATGCAAGAAGAAGCCCATAAAATTTGGATAGATAATAAAGAAGTTACTGTTTGCTTTAAGGATTCAAAAGATGTAGATGGTAATGCTGAAATACTTAAACATATCTATACTCTACAACTTAATAAGGTTGTTGGAGAGTACAGAATTTGTATAGATTATGAGTTTAAAAATATAGAAATTCATAAAGGAACTAAGTTTGTATGTTTAAGAGGTTTTGGAAAATATGGAGTAACAGGAATCTGGACGATGATTTTAGAAGAAATTGAAAAAGATAAGGTGAAAAATAATGAAAATAAGAGTTAATCAGTTTTATAAGAATGTTGAATGTCCTCGTGAATTTGTTTGTGCTCATTGTGGAGCTCATGTCTATGTTATAGATCCAAAAGATAAAAGAGTAAAATACTGCTCTTCTGCTTGTGAAAAACAGTACTGGAGAGATAAATCTAAACAAAATGCAGCTTACAAAAAAAGAAGTCGTGAAAAAGTCCTTGGACTTAGAAATTACAGTGCAAAAGGTATGGCAATCAAGTTATATAAAGAAAAGAAAGAAGCTGAAGAAATGGATTGGAAGGAGAGAAAAGAATGAATACACTATCTGATTTGAATACAAAGCTATTTGAACAGTTGAATAATTTAAGCAAAGAGAATATATCATCTGAAGAACTTGAAAAAGAAATAGCTAGAAGCGAATCCATGATAAAGATAGCAAATGTAATTATAAGTAATGGTGATTTAGCTTTAAGAGCAGCAAAATTTAAAGATGATATGTTAAATGCTGATAATAAGCTACCAAAGATGTTGGAAGGTTAAAAAATGAAAAGAAAATATACAGATGATATTATAGATTTTTTAAGGGAAATTGCTCCTGGAAAAACCTATAAGGAAATAGCTGAAATATTTAATAAAAAATATGATTTAGGCATGACAGTTGACAAATTAAGTAGTTTACTAAGCCGAAAAAAGATTAATACTGGAACTTTAAGACGATTTAAAAAAAACTATATTCCTTGGAATAAAGGAAAGAAAGGGTATATGGGGGCTAACAAGACATCTTTTAAAAAAGACCACAAGCCTAAAAATTGGCTACCTGTTGGAAGTGAAAGAATTAATGATGAAGGTTATACACTAATAAAAGTTTCCAATGAAAACAGTATGTGGCAAAGATGGGCTCTGAAACATAGAGTAGTTTGGGAACAATATCACAAAAAGAAGATTCCAAAAGGTGCTGTAATCATATTTGCGGATGGAGATAGAAGCAACTTAGACATAGATAATTTAATCTGTGTAACAAGAAATGAATTGAAGGTTCTTAATAAATGCAGATTAATTAGTTCTGTTCCTGAGTTAACTAAGACAGGATTGAATATAGCTAAGATTAAAATTAAGTTGGCAGAAATAAGAAAGGAGAAGAAATATTGAATATAAGAGAATATAATGCTCAAAATATGGGAAAACAAGTTTTAGTGCTACAAGAAAAAGAAATAAAAAGTTTAATGCACTTTTCTAGTATAGCTAAAAATCAAGAGTTAAATGGACTAATTATTTCTGGGAAATATGTTGGGGTTACAGATACTTACAGAATGGCAGTAATAAAAGATACCAGAGAAGAATTACAAGGCTCAGATAAGATGATGATGTATTCAGCAGACGCATTAGAAGAACTAAAAAAGGCACACTCTATGGCAGTTCTAAACAATGGGAAGTTAGCCATTCAAGTAGGTAGTGAAGTAACGGAGTATGAACCTGTAAACAGGGAAAGAGTACCCGACATTAAGGTATTTATTGAGGGTTATGAATATGGAAGCCATACAAAAGCAAGATCGTTAAACAAGATTACGGATGATTTAGTTTGGAAAATGCTAAAGCTGATAGATAGTTCTGATGAAAAGAGATATTTCTCTTTTGAAGATGGAAAACTAATAGTAGAAGCATATCCAAATGGAAATTCTGTACTGCTGCTAGATGTTTTAGAACTAGACAATAAAGGATCTAAGTTAAAAACTACTCTAAATTTTAAATATATGGACTTATGGCTAAAGTATGTGAAAGATGAAAAATTTGATATTGCTTTAGCTAAAAATAATAGGAATGCTTGTCAGTTCAGAAAGGATAATCTATTTTATATAGTTATGCCTGTGGCATTAAGAGATTAAAGGAGTTGATAGAAATGACTAAAATAGAAGAAGTACTGGAATACTTAAGATGTAATACTTATGCAACGAATAAAGAAATAGCTGAAGATTTAAAAATGGGAGAGGGAGTTGTTAAAACATATTTAAATAGATTAAAAAATAAAGGATATTTAGAAAAAGTAGGTTCTGAATACAAGGTTTTAAAAGAAATGCCTGTTAACAAATCTAGCTATAAACAAGAAATTATAAAAGAAATGTTAGAAGTTTATATGGATGATTTTAGAGAAATTAAGGTAATCAATGAAAAGATTAGAGTTGGGGAACTTATTATAAGACTTGTAGATAAATTGTAGGAGGACTAAATGACAAAATTTTTAATAAATGGAATTTGGTATGAATTGGTGTTAGAAGATAATGGTATAGCAGTTTTACAAGATATGTATGACAGACAAACATACAACTTTTAAATATAAAGTACCACAAATTTTAAAAAATTGCAAATAGGAGGATAAATAAATGGTAAAAGTAGAATTTACAGGAAGTGTTGAAGAAGTTAAAAAGGAAATAAGAGAGTTTATAGAAGCGAGTTCTGGTGTAACTACTGAGGGCTTAACAACCTCTATGAAAGAAAATTTAGGAGCAGAAGCAAAAGTAGAGGAAAAAGCAACTGTCAAAGTTGAAGAAAAGAAAGAACCAGTTAAAAAAGTAGAAGAAGTAGCTACTCAAAAGTTACCAACAGCTCCTGCCAAAAAGGAAGAAGCACCTGCAGAGGTTGTAACTCCTTTACCAACTAAGACAGCTGAATATACTGCTCAGGATTTACAAAAAATAGCAGCAGCTTGGGTAAATAAAGACATAGATAATAACAGAGTAGCTTTGGTAAATCTATTAGCTAGTTTTGAAGTTAAAGCTATTACATTTTTACCAAAAGAAAAGTATGGAGCTTTTGTTCAAGAACTTAAAAACTTAGGAGCTGATGTTTAATGGCACATGCACTATTAGGACCTTCTAGTGCTGCAAGGTGGATAGCTTGTCCACCTTCTGTCAAGCTCTGTGAACAATTTGAAGATGTAGAAAGTGAATATGCAAAAGAAGGTAGTTTGGCACATGAAATAGCAGAATTGAAGGTAAGAAAATTAATAGATCCTGGATTAACTTCTAGGAAATTTACCACATCTATGAAGAAACTTAAAGATAAAGAACTTTACCAGGAAGAAATGCAAGGGTACACAGATGAATATGTGGAGTTTATCCAGGAACAAATGTACTCTTACTCAACTACTCCTCATACAGCTGTGGAACAGAAAGTGGATTTTTCACAGTATGTTCCTGATGGCTTTGGTACTGCTGACTGTATTTTAATAGCTGATGATACCTTACACATTATAGATTTTAAATATGGAAAAGGAGTACCAGTAAATGTGGAAAATAATGCTCAATTACTTTTATATGCATTAGGAGCATATCTAGCTTATGAAATGATATTTCCAATAACCCATATAAAAATGTCTATTGTACAGCCCCGCTTGGCAATTATAGACACTTGGGAATGTAGATTGGATTACTTATTAGAGTTTGCAAAGATAGCTCAGGAAAAGGCTGCTATGGCTTTAAAAGGTGAAGGAGATTTTAACTGTGGAGAGCATTGCACGTTTTGTAAAGCAAAAGCTGTTTGTAGAGAAAGAGCTAATGCAAACCTTGAACTTGCAAAATATGAGTTTAAAGCCGCTGACCAATTAACCCTGGAAGAAATAGGACAGATATTAGAAAAGGCAAAAGACTTAGCTAAATGGGCTGATGATTTAAAAGATTATGCACTATCTGAAAGTTTAAAAGGGAATGAAGTACCTGGCTGGAAGGCAGTTAAAGGTAGAGGCAGTAGAAGCTTCACAAATACTGATGAGGCTATAAAGGTACTTGTTGATAATGGAATAGCTGAGGAGTTGCTATTTGAAAGAAAATACTTAACCTTAGCACAAATGGAAAAGACAGTAGGTAAAAAAGAATTTAATAATTTAGTTGGAGATTTAATAGCTATGAATGTAGGAAAGCCAACTCTTGTAGAAGCTTCTGATAAAAGAGAAGCTATAACAAACAAGATAAAGGCAGAAGATGAATTTAGTGTAGTAGAAGATATTAATAGTTTATAAAGGAGAAGTGATATTAATGGCTAATGAAACAAGAGTAATGACAGGAAAAGTAAGATTAAGTTTTGTACATTTATTTAAACCTTATGCAGCAGAAAAAGGGAAAGAAGAAAAGTACAGTTGTACAATTTTAGTTCCAAAAACTGATGTACAAACAAAGGCAAAATTAGATGCCGCAATAAATGCAGCAATAGAAAAAGGAATTAACAGTGTATGGAATGGAGTAAAACCTCCAAAACCAACTATCCCTATTTACGATGGTGATGGAACAAGACCATCTGATGGAGAAGAATTTGGACCAGAATGTAAAGGGCATTGGGTGTTTACAGCAAGTGCAAAAATTGATTATCAACCTGGAATAGTAGATGTGAGAGCTCAGCCAATTCTTAATCAATCTGAGATTTACTCAGGAGTATATGCAAGAGTATCAGTAAACTTTTTCCCTTATGCAGTAAGTGGAAAAAAAGGAATAGGTTGTGGATTAGGTAATGTGCAAAAGCTAATGGACGGAGAACCTTTATCAGCAGCAGGAATTAAAGCAGAAAAAGAATTTGGAGAAGTGGAAATAGATCCAGTAACTGGTGAGCCAATACTATAAAATTTATAGTTAAAAAGATTAATAGAGGGGCAGTGAAAACTGCCTTTCACTTTCAAAAAGGAGCGATTATGAGAACCTTAAATATAGATATAGAAACATTTAGCTCTGTTGATATTACTAAATCTGGCTCATACAAATACGCAATGAGTGCTGATTTTCAGATACTTTTATTTGCATACTCCATTGATGATCACGATGTAAAAATAGTTGACATTGCGCAAGGTGAAGCTATACCACAAGAAGTATTAGAACTTTTGAAAGACAAGGATTGTGTTAAGTATGCATACAATGCTGTCTTTGAGTGGCAGTGTTTAAATATGGCAGGAATAGAAACTCCATTAGAACAATGGCAATGCACTATGGTACATGGGTTATATTGTGGGTATACCGCAGGACTTGCGGCAATTGGTAATGCTATGGGTTTACCACAAGACAAGAAGAAACTAACAACTGGTAGTGCTTTAATTAGATATTTCTGTATACCTTGCAAAGCTACTAAAAGTAATGGGAATAGAACTAGAAACTTACCTCAACATGCTCCTGAAAAATGGGAGCTATTTAAGGAATACTGTATCCAAGACGTAGTTACAGAAATGGAGATAGGTAGAAGATTAAGTTCTTTTCCTGTTCCTGACAGAGAGTGGAAACTTTGGCAACTAGATACCTTTATGAATGCATATGGAGTTAGAGTAGACAGTGATTTAGTTAATGGAGCTTTATATATAGATGCATTATCAAGGGCTAATTTACTAGAAGAAGCAAGAGATATAACTAAACTTGATAATCCTAACTCTGCTAAGCAACTATTAGAATGGTTAGAAGAAGCAGGAGAGGAAGTTGAAAATTTACAGAAAGCTACTGTTGAAAAATTAGTAAGCACCATGGAAGAAGGAAAAGCTAGAAGAGTTTTAGAAATAAGACAAGAACTTTCTAAGACATCTGTTAAGAAGTATAAAGCTATGGACGAAGCTATGTGCAAAGATGAGAGAGTGAGGGGGCTCTTGCAGTTCTACGGAGCCAACAGGACTGGAAGATATGCTGGAAGATTAGTTCAAGTACAGAACTTACCTCGTAATTATATAGAAACTTTAGATGTTGCTAGAGATATCATAAAAAAAGGTGATGGGGAACTATTAGAGCTAATCTATGGAAATATTCCAGATACATTATCACAACTTATTAGAACTGCATTTATACCATCTGAAGGTAATCACTTTGTTGTGTCAGATTTCTCAGCAATAGAGGCAAGAGTGATAGCATGGCTTGCTGGTGAAGAGTGGAGAATGGAAGTATTCAAAACTCATGGAAAAATTTATGAAGCCTCAGCCTCTCAAATGTTTGGAGTACCTATTAACACCATAGCAAAAGGAGAAGAAAATTATCATCTTAGAGCTAAAGGTAAAGTTGCAGAGCTAGCACTAGGATACCAAGGTAGTGTTGGAGCTTTAACTGCTATGGGTGCAGCAGATATGGGGCTGACTGATGAAGAAATGAAAGACATTGTTGATAGATGGAGAAAATCATCAAAAAGAATTGTGGAGCTGTGGTATGCATTAGAAAATGCTGCAGTTGAAGTTTTAGAAACTGGAGAACCTCAAATGGTTAAGTGCGTAAAGTTAGCAAGAGAGTATGACTTTATTTATGGCCAAGACTTTTTCACTGTTGAATTACCTAGTGGTAGAAAACTTTTCTATCCAAAACCATTTTTAAAAGAAAATCAGTTTGGACAAATGCAGATGCATTATATGGGGATTAACCAAACCACTAAAAAGTGGGAAGTAATTCCAACTTATGGAGGAAAATTAACGGAAAATATTGTACAGGCCATAGCGAGAGATTGCTTAACTGAAACACTTTTAAGAATAAAAGCAAAAGGGTGGCCAATAGTATTTCATGTTCATGATGAGGTAATACTTGATGTTCCAACATCAGTTGAATTAGAAGAAGTTATACAAACTATGACTGAAGAAATAAGTTGGGCCAAGGGATTAATATTAAATGCTGCTGGGTTTACTGGTAGTTATTATATGAAAGATTAGGAGGAAATTATGGCAGATTTTTATGTAGATTCTAGTGGATTTAAAAGATATAAAAATTCTAAGAGATTAATGTATAACCCAGAACTATTTCCTAATCACAAAACTAAATGGAGCAAAGAAGATGAAATAGATTTAGTAGGTTATAGACAAACAATGAAATGGGAAGATATAGCCTTAATGCTGGGAAGAACTCCTGGCGTATGTATGGAAAAAATGAGATCCATTAAAAGAAATGGAAAATATAATTTATATTTAAAGAAATTCAAGGAAATTTAAAGGAGGAAAATTATGGAAATAGGAAAAAGAATTAAGGAATATAGAGAAAAGAACAAAATAACACAAAAGGATTTTGCTCAAAAGATAGGTGCAACTCAATCATTTTTATCCCTTGTAGAAAATGGAAGAGTAGATATAGAAACTTCCACAATGCTAAAAAAAGTAATAGATATTATTGGAGAAGAAAATACAGAAAAAAAGGTAGATAAGTTAATGGGAACTTTGGAAAAGAAAGTGGATAATGTAAATAGCCCAAGCCATTATAAAATACCAGGTTGTAATTTTGAAAGTATAGATATTATCAGAGGAAGATTAGGAGATATAGGTTTTATGTTCTTTTTAGAAGGAAATGTAACTAAATATCTTATTAGAGCAGAGAAGAAAAATGGTAAGGAGGACTATCAAAAAGCTAAAAAATATTTAAGCTGGTTAATAGATATGAAAAAAATAATACCTCATGAACTAGCTTTAAATGAGAAAGAAGAAATAGCTAAAAGATGTCAATCTAATTGGCTTAATATTATGGGTGGAATAACACAAGATATGAAAGCTAAGAAGGTTTTAATCTTAAATGGAATTTTTAATCAATTATTCAGTGCTAAATATGAAGAAGCTTCAGATTTGATAGATAAATTGCTTAAAGAATAAAAGGAGATAACAGATGGAGAACTCAAGAAAATTAATAATATCAGAAGCAAATAACAGATTATCCAAGCAGTGGGTAACAACTGAAATTACCTGGTCTGAATTTGTTGAAAGATTAGGAAAACCAAAAATAACAGCTGAAACATTAGATGAGTTCTTATCTTATTCTAAGTCTAAGCAAGATGATATTAAGGATGTTGGAGGCTTTGTTGGTGGAAAGTTAAAAGGGAATCTAAGAAGAAGCGAAGCAGTTGAAAGCAGAAGTTTAATAACTCTTGACTTAGATAACTTGGCTTATGAAGATGATACTAAGATTATTAAAACTCTTAATAGTTTAGAGTGTGCTTATGCAGTGTATAGCACTCGTAAGCACCAAACTACTAAACCTAGAATAAGGGTCATATTTCCATTAGCTGAAGATATTAGTGCAGAAGAATATGAGCCTATTGCAAGAAAGGTAGCATCGTTTATAGGGTTACGATATTGTGACCCTACTACCTTTCAAGCAGTTAGATTAATGTATTGGCCAAGTCATTCTATTGATAGTGATTATGTCTTTACTTATGCCGATAAACCTATGTTAGATGGTGCGGCCATACTTAATATGTATGACAACTGGAAAGATATATCAACCTGGCCAGAAGTTCCAGATGTTCAAAAGCTACATCAGAATATGCTGAAGAAGCAAGAAAACCCTTTAGAAAAAGAAGGAATGGTAGGAGCATTTTGCAGAAGATTTAATATATACCAAGCTATAGAAGAGTTTTTGCCGGGAACTTATGAAACTTGTGACGTAGCTGATAGATTGACATTTATAGGTGGAAGTACTACAGCAGGAGCTATTGTATATCAAGATGGACTTTTCTTATATTCTCACCATGCTACTGACCCTTGCAGTCAAAAATTAGTAAATGCTTTTGACTTAGTAAGATTACATAAATTCGGGCATTTAGATACTCAAGCTGATATTAAAACTCCTGTGGCCAAACTACCATCTTGGATAGCTATGAAAGAATGGGTGATGGCAAAGACAGATGTCAGAAAAGATTTATTAAAAGAAAGACAACAAAAAGCTATAGCAGAATTTTCAATAGTAAATGATAAGAATGAAGAAGTTTTGGAAGGTGAAATAGTTGAAGATGATGACAACTGGAAAGATAATATCCAGTACAGTGCAGATGGTATGAAAGCTCTTAGCACTCTGGCCAACATAATTTTAATTCTAAGAAATGATAAAGAATTAAAGTTTAAAATTTTCAAAGATATCTTTTCATCAAGAATATTAGTGAGAGACGGAGTACCTTGGGATAGAAAATTTGAAATCCCTGACAGAATTTGGACTGATACTGATGATGCAGGTCTTAGATGGTATTTAGAAAGCAATTATGGAATCACTTCTACAAATAAAATCATAGATGGAGTTAATCTAATTGCAGAAGAAAATGCAGAAAATAAAGTAGCAACAAGACTCCAATCAACTCAATGGGACGGAGAAAAAAGGTTAGAAACTTTATTCATAGATTACCTGGGTTGTGAGGATAATGTATATACTAGAGAAGTTTCTGAGAAATCTCTAGTTGCAGCAGTAAGAAGAGCTATATTCGGCGGAATTAAATGGGATAATATGCCTATTTTAATAGGACCACAAGGAGTAGGTAAGAGTACCTTTTTAAAGATATTAGGTATGGAATGGTATAACGATAGTTTAGTTAATGTAGAAGGTAAAGATGCTTGTGAGTTAATTCAAGGAAGTTGGATACTTGAAATGGGTGAACTTAGTTCATTAAGAAAGTCAGAGTTGAACCTGGTAAAAAACTTTTTAAGTAGAACAGATGATATCTTTAGAGCATCGTATGGACGTAGAGCCCAAAAATATCCAAGAAGATGTGCATTCTTCGGAACAGCAAATGATACTAACTTCTTAAGAGATGAAACTGGAAATAGAAGATTCTGGCCAATAGATTGTTTTATACATAAGCCTATAAAATCTATCTTTAATGATTTGAAAGATGAATTAGAACAGATATGGGCGGAGGCTTGTGAGCTTGCAAAGAATGAATTTTATAGTTTGGTTTTATCAAAAGAAGCTGAGAAAATCGCTAAGGAAGAGCAAGAGGCTCACTCTGAAGATAATGTATTTAAGGGGATAATTTTAGACTACTTAGATAAGAAAATTCCAAAGAATTGGAATTCTTTAGATGCTTTTGCAAAAAGGACCTTTTTAGATGAATACGAAGAACAAATATTACTTCATGATGGCTTAATACAAAGGGATAAAATCTGTGCTGCTGAAATATGGGAAGAAGCATTGAAAAACAGTATTAGATTTATGAAAAAAAGTGACAGCATTGAGATTAATAAAGTCTTAGCATCTCTAAATGGGTGGGAAAAAATGAAAACCTCATCTAAATTTGGAAAATATGGAGTTCAAAGGGGATATAAGAGGAAGAATCCTTACTAAAAAAAAGTCAACATTCTAGGGTCAACATTCTTGAAAAAGTCAACATTCTAAAAAATTAAGGGTCAACATTCTTTTTTGTTGTTGCATAGAATGTTGAAGAGAATGTTGACCGAAAAAGCATTGGTATTATTATATTTATCACATATATTCAACATATCAACATTCTTTTATATATAAATATAAAGAAATAAAGAATTAAAGGGTAAATATACTCTATAAAATCTATAAATTCTATATTTCATATATATATATAGGAAATAATGTTTAGTTTGTTGTCCTTAAGATTGGAGAAAATTTTTATGAAAAAAAGTGAAAGAGAGATTGAAGCATATTTAGTCAAAAGTGTAAAAAGTAAAAATGGCTTATGCATGAAGTGGACCTCTCCAGGAAATGCAGGAGTACCAGACAGAATAGTTATAGTTCCTGGTGGAGATGTTTATTTTGTAGAACTGAAAGCAGAGGGAAAAAGAGAGGATTTATCTCCTTTACAAAAAAATTTTATAAATAAACTTAAAAACTTAAATTGTGATGCGAGAGTTATAGCGTCATTCAAAGAAGTGGATAAGTTTATAGGGGAGGTGATGCATGATGAAGTTTGTACCCCATGAATACCAAAAATACTGTATTGACAGAATGATATCTGGTGATAAGTTAGGTTTAATGCTGGATATGGGCTTAGGTTAGGAAAAACTATAATAACTTTATCAGCAATAGCAGATTTAAAATTTAATAGATTTGAAGTTGGAAAAGTATTAATAATAGCCCCAAAAAAAGTCGCAGAGGCTACCTGGACTGATGAGATAGTAAAGTGGGACCATTTATCCCTACTAAAAACATCTCTTGTTTTAGGGGGCCTACAGAAGCGTATAAAGGCACTTGCAAAAACAGCAGATATTTATGTCATAAATCGTGAGAATGTAACTTGGTTAGTTGATTATTATAAAAATGCATGGCCATTCGATATGGTGGTACTCGATGAATGGTCTAGTTTTAAAAATCATCAATCAAAAAGATTCAAAAGCTTAAAAGTCATTAGGAATAAAATAAACAGAATAGTTGGACTTACAGGGACACCAGCACCAAATGGACTGATAAACTTATGGGCTCAATTGTATTTATTGGACCAGGGAGAAAGACTAGAAAAGACTATCGGAAAATTTAGAGAAAGATATTTTGAACCAGGGCAAAGAAACAGAACAGTAATTTTCAACTATGATGCCAAGGAAGGATCCAATGAAGCTATCCGTGAAAAAATATCTGACATCTGTATATCTATGAAAGCAGAAGATTACCTAGAACTACCCGACATAATTTATGAGCAAGTTCCAGTGGTTTTGGACAGTAAAGCCAAAAAGTCTTATGATGAACTAGAAAAGAAAGCAATTCTTGAACTTGAAGACACGGAAATTACAGTTGCAAATGCAGCAGCACTATCTAACAAATTACTACAGTTAGCAAATGGAGCTATTTACAATGAGAACAGAGAAGTCTTTAAGGTGCATGATTGTAAAATTGAAAGATTTTTAGAATTGATAGAACAATTAAATGGGAAACCTGCTTTAGTATTCTATAACTTTCAACATGATAAAGACAGAATAATTGAAGCTTTAAAAGATTCTAAACTAAGAATAAGGCTTTTGAAAACTCCACAAGACCAACTTGACTGGAACAAAGGAGAAATTGATATTCTATTAGCCCACCCAGCTAGTGCAGCCTATGGGCTTAACTTACAAGCTGGAGGTAATCATGTAATATGGTTTGGACTTAACTGGAGCTTAGAATTATATCAACAAGCTAATAAGAGATTGCATAGACAAGGGCAAACAGAAAAAGCAATTATACATCACTTGGTCTGTAAAGAGACTAGAGATGAAGATGTCATGGAAGCATTACAGAATAAAGGAGATGTTCAGGATGCACTTGTTGATAGCTTGAAAGTTAGAATTAAAAGAATTAAGGAGGAGAATAAGAAATGAGATTAAGAGCACCCAAAAATTTTGAAGATCTATTAGGGCTACAGGCAATACTTGATGAGAGAATGAATAATAATAGAGAAAGAGTACTTGAAGATATTAAATTATCATTAATAGCGGAATTAATTGAACTTAATGAGGAGACAAAATACAGTCACAAAACTTGGAAAACTAAGGAATACAATAGAGATAAAGAACTAGAAGAACTGACTGATGTTTATTTCTTTTTTGCACAGTTAATAAATAATAAAAGCAGAGATGGTAGGTTTCAAATAGAGCCTTATTGTAAAGAATTTGAAATTTTCCCAGATTATTATGCTGGAGCATATTTTACTGGATTAATATACAATTTACTAGATAACAAATTTAGATGGTTTTTCTGTAGCTTGTTAACTCTTTCTGTAAAACTAGGCTATACAAAAGAAGATATTTTAAATTGCTATTGGGAAAAGTGGCAAAAGAATATGAAAAGAATTGGTAAGGAGTGGAATTGATGATAACAAAAGAACAAAAGATAATTTTTAGAAAGATGGAAGAAATATTAAGAAACTATCCAAAGTATCAGAAAAGAATAGAAGTAGAAATAGAAAATTTAAAAAATCCACAAATAAAAAAATCATGTGGACCTGGTGGACAAGGTGGGAACAGCTATGATTATAAAAGTGAAGTAGAGCAGATAGAAGAATTAAAACAAAGAATTTCTAATAACATAAGTCGTTATGAGGAAATAATTTTTAGGATAGATGAGTGTTTGAGTATGGTTAAAGACCATAAAGATTATAGTTTTATTCAAATGAAATATTTTGACAAAATGACTTATGAGGAGATAGCTGAGAAACTTGGAGTTTCTTTAATGAGTACATATAGAATGAGAAATAATATCTTAAGTACTCTAGAAATACACTTTAAAACACAGAGATTAATAGAGTTTTAATATTACTTTGTTAAAACCTTGTTAAAAAGCTGTTAAAAATGCGTTATTGTACTGTTAGTTTTAATGTGTTAGTATGGTAGCATGTAGCAAAGTTTAAAGATTCCTCTTTAAAAATTGTGGTAGTAGTTTGAGACTCTACTATAAAAAAGTCTTGCCATAATAATGTCAATACTCTCACAGCACTTAGATGTGCAGGATACGTTCCTATGTGGGAGTTTTTTTATTGATTAGCCCACTTTCAGTATTATATTGGCTATAAACAAAAATGCGAGTCAAAGTGCACAAAGGTAGTTATTTGCTACCTTCGACTGGAGAGTTACATTAATGGTAAATGAGCAGTCTGCTAAGCTGTTGTCCTGATGGACTTATAGGTTCGAGTCCTATACTCTCCTCCAAATAAAGATATAAAAGTTTAAAAAGTTCTAAAATAGAACATATTGAAAGATTATAACAGATATCAATTGGCGAAATAGGTTCTTTCAGAATATAAAAAAGCCGAGAGGGTCTCGCGAGTCCCGAGCTCCATCTGAATATTGACCAAAAATTTAACAATTTCCGTTCCAAAGGAGTGAAAAATGAACACAAATGAAAAAATCGTTAGCAGCCCTGAACTTGCAGAAATGTTTGGGGTGAGTGATAGATATATCCGTATGCTTGCACAAGACGGCATTGTAAAGAAAAGTGGAGCTAGAGGTAAATATTTACTCGTTGAGAGTGTAAAAGGTTTCATTGAGTTTGTTAAAGAACAAAACTCAGCTGATGTTGATTTGAAAGACACAAAACTCAAAAAAGAAACTGAAAAAATTGAAAAAGATATAGAGCTAAAAAGTATAAAAATATCAGAATTGAAAAATGAACTGCATTCAGCAGAGATAGTTAAGAAAGTTATGACAGTTATGCTTACAAATTTAAAGGGTAAATTGTTAGCAGTTCCTAACAAAATTGCCCCTTTGATTGTGGGTTGCGATAATCTTGGAGATATCCAGGATATAGTTTTGAGTTCTATAGAAGATGTTTTGCTGGAGTTAAGTGATTATAGCCCAGAGTTATTTAAAAATAAAAATATAATCCTGGAAGATGAAGAAGAGGTGGAAGATGAAAAAAGCAAAGGAAAAGGATCTAATAGAAAATCCAAGTCTAAGAAAAACAATTAATCTATTTGCTGACATATTCCAAACATTGAAGCCTCCTCCAAAGTTGACTATAGATACTTGGGCTGATTCGTATAGGATTTTAAGTTCTAAGACATCAGCTGAACCTGGAAGATGGAAAACAGATAGAGTACCTTTTCAAAGAGAAGTAATGAAAGCTATCTCAGATAAAAAAACAAGTAAAATTGTAATGATGTATGGAGCTCAGTTATCTAAGACTGAAATTTTACTGAATGTTTTTGGTTATTACGCCGATTATGACCCTGCTCCTATCATGTATCTTTTGCCAACTAAAGATTTAGCAGAAGATTTTTCTAGTACAAGACTTGATGACATGATACAAAGTACACCTCAACTTAGAAATAAAATATTGAATAAGGTTGATGGTAGAGATACAAAATTACAAAAGGAATTTGTTGGTGGATATATCACACTTGTTGGAAGTAATTCAGCAGCAGAATTATCAAGCAGACCTCTTAGAATATTACTTGCTGATGAAGTAGACAGATTCAAAAGTGATGTTGGAGGAGAGGGTGATCCTTTAAACTTAGTGATAGAAAGAACAAAAACTTTCTGGAATAAGAAAATAGTTATAACAAGCACACCTACAATCAAAGGGGAATCAAGAATAGAAAAAGAATATGAAAATTCAACAAAAGAAGAATTTTATATACCTTGTCCTAAGTGTGGTTCTTTTCAAAAATTAGAATGGAGAAATATAGTTTTTGAACCTGTTGGGCATAAATGTTCCGATTGTTTAGAAATATCCTCTGAACATGAGTGGAAAAGAAATATGATTCATGGAATATGGCAATCACAAGAAGAAATTGAGGATTGGAGTGTTAGAGGTTTTCATATTTCGGAGTTATACAGTCCTTTTTCAACCTGGCCAGAAATTATAAAAAAATTCAAAGCAGCAAAAGGTAATGCTCAGATGATGAAAGTATTTACTAATACTTGTCTTGGTCAAACATGGGAAGAAAAAGTAGAAAAAATTGATTTTTTGGATATTTCAAAAAGAAAAGAAGAATATAGTGCTGAAATTCCTAACCAAGTTCAAGTTTTAACTGCTGGTGTTGACATTCAAGACGATAGATTAGAAATTGAAGTTGTAGGTTGGGGATTAGGTGAAGAATCTTGGGGAATTTATTATAAACAGTTTATAGGCTCTCCTGGACAAAATGATGTATGGGAACAATTGGATAGATTTTTGGAAACTGAGTTTAGTTATGATAATGGAGAAAAGATAAGAATTTTATGTACTTGTATAGATACTGGGGGCCATTATACTCAGGAAGCATATCAATACATCAAGCCGAGAGAATTTAGAAGAGTATTTGGAGTAAAAGGGAAAGGCGGAGATGGGGTAGCTTTTGTATCTAAACCATCAAGAACAAATAGAATGCAAATATCCTTATTTACACTTGGAGTAAATACTGGTAAAGAAACAATACTTGCTAGATTGAAAATAAATGAACCTGGTTCTATGTATATGCACTTTCCAAGTAATATAGATAGGGGATATGATGAAGTATATTTTAAAGGATTAACATCTGAGGTTAAGACAACTGTATGGGAAAAAGGAGTTAAAAAGACTATATGGAAAGTTATAGGAACAAAAAGAAATGAGCCTTTGGATTTAAGAAACTATGCTTATGCAGCATTAAAAATAGCAAATCCAAACTTAAATAAAAAATATACTGTTGAAGCAACCAAAAAGAATGTGAAGGTACAAAAAAGAAGAGTTTTATCAAAAGGAGTGAGCTTATAATGGCATATACAAGAGAAGATTGCTTACATATGATAGAGGCATATAAAAAAGCTGAATTAGCAGTATTATCTGGAAAGAGTTATAAAATAGGAACAAGAGAACTTGAAAGAGAAGATTTATCTGAAATTAGAAAAGGAAGAGCCTTCTGGGAAGGTGAACTAGACAAGTTAAACAATAATGGAAGAAAAAAATTAGGAAGAAGAGTAATACCTAGAGATTTATAAGGAGTGAAATACTTCTTTTTTTATCGCAAAAGGAGGTGAAAAATGAATATATTAGATAAAGCAATAGCTTTTTTTAGTCCAGAAAAGGCTCTTGAAAGAGAAGTTGCTAGAAAAAAAATAGAAATTCTAAACACAGGATACTCAAATCATGGGGCGTCTACAACAAAAAGTTCTATGAAAGGTTGGATTTCAACAGGTGGTGGAGTTAAAAAAGACATCTACAAGAACAGAAAAAAGCTAGTTGAAAGGTCAAGGGACTTGTATATGGGAGCTCCTGTTGCTCAAGGAGTTATGAAAACTATTAATTCTAACGTGATTGGTAGTGGGTTGAAGTTAAAATCATCTATTGATTACGAAGTTTTAGGAATTAGTGAAGAAGAAGCTGAAACTATTGAAACTACAATTGAAAAAGAATTCAAATTATGGGCAGACAATAAGATTGAACAGATGGGAGTTCTTAATTTTGACCAAATCCAAGATTTAGTATTCTTAACTATTCTCCTAAATGGCGAGTGCTTTGTGAAATTTAACTATTTTCTAACACCTAAGAATCCATATAGCCTAAAACTACAGATAATTGAGCCTGATAGAGTTATGACACCTTCTATATTGCAAAATGATGAGAGTATTGTTGACGGAGTAAAAATCGATAGCAATAATAGAATCTCTGGATATTATATTGCAAGAAAGCACCCACTCGATGTATCAGGAAATGTAGAAACTGACTTTATTTCAGTTTATGGAAAAGAAGAACAGTTAAACATTCTACACATAATGCTAGCTGAAAGACCTGAACAAGTCAGAGGTATACCTATTTTGTCTCCAGTAATTGAAGCTTTAAAGCAACTGGATAGATATACTGACGCAGAACTTATGGCGGCAGTTGTAAGTGGGATGTATGCGATATTTATTGAAAGTGATAAGGACAATGCACAAGGGGCTAATATTGCAGACCATGAAGTCTTAGATGAAACAGAGCAAATAGATAGTTCTAATGATGAAACTATAGAACTAACCCCAGGTTTAGTACAGGGGCTTAATCCTGGAGAAAAGGTTGTCGCAACCAATCCTGGTAGACCTAATGCACAGTTCGACCCTTTTGTTACTTCAATTTTAAGGCAAATAGGAGCTGCTTTAGAAGTTCCTTACGAGTTACTAATCAAGCATTTTACTGCTAGTTATTCAGCGAGTAGAGCTGCTTTATTGGAAGCTTGGAAGATGTTTAGAAAGAGAAGAGATTGGTTCTCTAGCAATTTTACACAAGTAGTATATGAAGAATGGTTAAGAGAAGCTTATTTGCTAGGTAGAGTAGATATGAAAAACTATGGAGAAGATCCATTGCTAACAAAAGCTTGGAGTGGAGCTCAATGGAATGGACCTAGTCAAGGACAACTTGACCCACTTAAAGAAGTTAAAGCAAGTACATTAAGAGTTCAACAAGGATTCTCTACTAGAACAAAAGAAACTGTCGAGCTTAACGGGGGTGATTTTGAGCAAAATGTAAGAATCTTAGCAAAAGAAAATAAATTATTAGAAGAAAAAGGAGTGATGATTAACAATGCCGAAAATGACAAAGAAGTTTTGGAACATAATGAAGAATGAAGAAGCTAAAAGTGCCGATATCGTAATGTATGGGGCTATTGGCTCTGATGAATATTGGGATGATGTGTGTGACAAAACGATTAAAGAAGAAATCGGAAATTTAGGTGCTGTGGAAAATATAAATGTGCACATTAACTCACCTGGTGGAAGTGTATTTGCTGCAGTGGCGATAGCTAACACATTGAAAAATCACAAGGCTAAAGTTACAGCATTTATCGATGGACTTGCAGCAAGTGCGGCAACTATTATAACTAGTGCTTGTGACGTAGTAAAAATGCCAAAAAATGCTCTGTTTATGATACATAACCCATTAACATGGGCTTATGGAAACAAGCAAGAGCTAGAAAAGACTGGAGTTCTTTTAGATAAGGTTAAAGATAGTATTTTAGAAACTTACTTAGCTAAAGCTAAAGATAAGACTAAAGAAGAGCTATCTGCACTTATGGATGAAGAAAAATGGTTCAATGCAGAAGAAGCTAAAGAGTATGGGTTTGTTGACGAGATAGTAGGAGAAGTGGAAAATTTACAAAATGTTAATAATTTACTAATTGTAAATAGTCTAGCATTTGATATTTCTAAATTTAAAAATTTTCCTGGATCTAATCCTACAGAACCAGTAACAGGACCTGTTCCAGAGCCAACTCAAAATACAGCTACAAACACAGAAGAAATGAGTGTAGAGAAGTTCAAAGCAACTTATCCAGAACTGTATGAAAATATAGTTAATTCAGCAATTCAAGGAGAAAGAAATAGAATTGAAGCGATTGAAAATCTCGAAATAGCAGGATTTGATGATGTTGTAAGCACAGCTAAATTTAAAGAACCAGTTGATGCTGCAAATCTAGCATTAAAAATATTAAACATCAAAAAAGAAAAGAATAAAGAGACTCTTAAAAACATACAAGAAGAGAGTCAAGCAACAGCAGTACCAGTAGCTCCAAAAGCAGAAGCAGGGGAAACAGGAACAGTTGTAGGAATACCATTAAACAATATTTTAAAGTATATGAATAAAAAGACAGGAGGTACAAAATGAGCTTTATAGAAGATGGTAAAAAATATGGAGTAGACCAAATATTAAGTGGAACAGGGCATAAGGTTATGGAATTAGAAGTGCCACAAGGGAAATCAGTTAAGAGAGGACAAGCGGTAAATGCAAGTGCAGAATTATCTGATGGAACAGATTTATTTGGTATAGTTTTAGAAACAGCTGATGGAACTACAGCTAAGACTAAAACTACAGTTGTAGTGTTTGGAGAAGTTATTTTCGAAGGACTTGAATTAAAAGCAGCAACAGTAAAAGCAGACTTTATCAAAAAAGCAAGAGATAAAGGAATAATAGTGAAAGAATTAGGAGGTAGATATTAATGGCAGTATTAATCGATTTTTTAGGAGTATATGACCAGTCAGTTATAAAACCAAAGACATTTATCAGAGACATGTTTTTTGCAAAACATGAAACTCATGAATATCCAAAATGGGAAATTGAGTATAGAAAAGGTAGACAATTAGTAGCTCCTTTCGTGTCTGAATTAATCCCAGGAACAGAAGTGGTAAAAAGAAGTTATGCATCTAAATACTACTCTGCACCAAAAGTAGCACCAAAGAAAACATTCTCTGCACAAGAAATTTATTTTGCTAAATCAGCTGGAGAAACTATTTATGGTGGAATATCTCCAGAAGAAAAAAAAGCAAAATTAATTGGAGAAGCATTTGCAGACTTTGAAGACCAAATCTCAAGAAGAGAAGAATTAATGTGCATTGACTTAATGTTCAAGGGTTCTATAGTAGTAAAAGGAGAAGGAATTGAAGATAAAATAGAGTATGGAACAATTCAAGAAATCACACCTACTACATTATGGAATCAACCAAATGCAGATATTTCAGGGGACATAGAATCTGTAATTACATTAATAGGAGAAACTACAGGTCAAAAAGTTGAGCACATAGTAATGGATCCAGTTGCAGCAAGACTATTCACTCAAAATGAGAAAATAGCTAAATTATTAGATGTCAAAAATGCTAATTTTGGACAAATAGACCCTAAAGAATTAGCAAGTGGAGCAATATATATTGGAACATTAGCCCCTTATAATATCCCTATTTATTCATACCAAACTCAACATTCAGTGTTAAAACCTGATGGAAAATCATATGATACAGTGAAAATGATTCCAGAAGGAAGAGTATTATTTGCTCCATCTAATAATACTTTACATTATGGACCAGCAGCAGATATAGCTAAAGGGATAATAGTTGCAGAAAGAGTACCTTTTGAAGATGAAGATACAAAAGTTAATACTCTTGAAGTAAGAACAGAATCAAGACCTTTACCTGTTCCATTTGATATAGATGCAATAAAGGTTTTAAAAGTTAAATAAGGAGGGGTAATATGAAATTAAAAGTTATTCAATCACTAATTTATGGTGGAATAGTTTATAATTCTGGTGAAGTAGTAGATATATTAGAATCAGATATCATAGAAAGAGTTAAAACCCTTGAACTTGTAGAATCAGAAGAAGTTGAAGAAACTACTGAAGAAAACACAGAAGTTGAAGAAACTACTGAAGAAAACACAGAAGTTGAAGAAGCTAATAAAAATTCAAAAAAATCTAAAAGGGCTTAAATATGGGCTTTAAAGAAGAAGTAGCTAGTGATATGGTAAGTGTTTTTCTGAATTTAGAAGAGTTTGGAGATACACATACTATAGGAAAAAAAGAAACTATCTGTGTTATCGATGAAGAAAGATTTCAGAATAAGCAAAGAAATAGAACTAAATCTTTAGAGAATGACGGGTTATTTATCGAAGGTATGACACTTTTTATAGAAAAGTCCTTCTTTAAATACCCACCTCATTCTGGAGAAAAAATCTTAGTAGATGGAGTTAGATATTTAGTAGAAGAAACTAAGGAAGACATGGGTTTACTAGAGATAGACTTAACGAGGTATGATGAAAAATGATAGGAATTAAAGTTGAAACTACTGGAATAAATGAAGTTATCAATACTCTTGGAAAGTATGAGAGCGAGCTACCAGGTTGTATTTCAAGGGCTATTAATCGTTCACTTGAGATGGTAAAAACTGAGCAAATCAGAAAGACAACGGAGTCTTATTTTGCACAAAAAAGTAAATTGCTTAGTAGTGTTAATGTCTTTAAAACTAGTAAAAGTAATTTGACAGGCTCTAACATAAGTAGCGGTAGAGTTATAGGTTTAGACCATTTTAAGTTAAATCCTAAGACTAGGATAAAAGGAAAAATAGTTCAAGCAGCTGTTAAAAAAGGTGGATACAAATCTTTACCAAATGCTTTTATAGCATATAAGAGTGGAAAACTTGGAGCTTTTGAAAGAACAGGTAAATTCATTACAAAAAATGGTAGAAAAAGAGAAACTATAAAAAGACTTATGTCAGTTTCAGCACCTCAAATGCTTGGAAACTTGTCTATTTTAGAATATCTACAAGGCTATGCAGATGAAAAATTCAGAATGAGATTAGAGCATGAAATAAACAGGGTGATAGGATTATGATTCTTGAAGTAGAAAAATTAATATTTGATTTCTTAGTTGAGAAATTAAAAGATAAAAATATAACTGTATATCATGGACTTCTACCAGAAATAAATCATGAGGATAGAGAAGAAGGAAAGAGTGAAAAAGATCTCTTTCCTTTTGCTGTTTTAAGGGTTACTAAGTTTGAACAGACTAGGAATGGGATAGATAGTTATGATGTACCAGTAGATTTAGAAGTATGGTTAGGTAGCAAAATGGATAAAGAAGAAGATTATTTAAGCAATTTGTCTATTGGAGATTATTTGAAAAAAGAGTTTTTAAATGAAAGTACAGTAGATGGAAAATTTGCTGTGGATCAATCATATCCATTTTCGATAGAGTACTTTACTGCAGAAGCAGAGCCTTATTTTTACTCTGTTTGTAGATTTAGAGTATTCGGAATACCTGACACTTCTGAAATAATTGATAGAAAAATAGCAAAACTTTTAGGAAGGAGTGGAAAATGAAAAAATATATTTATGTAGGTAAAAAATTAGAATTACCTGAGTTTCTCTTTGTAAGAGGGACTGTGTATTTTGGAGAAGAAATTGAGAAACTTATTGAAAAATATCCTCTACTAGGAAGATTATTAATTCCTGTAGAAGATTATCCAAAAATCAATAAGGACTATCAATATTTTAATTCTATAGTAGATGAGTTAGTAGGAGGTAGAAATGAGTTATAAACATGGTACATACCAACAAGAAGGGGCTACAGCCTTTCAGTTACCTGTGGTTTTAGATTATGGGCATTTTATAGTTGGAACAGCACCAATTCACAAAGTTAAAGCAGAAAACAGAAAAGTAAATGAAGTGATAAGAATTGGAACTTATCAGGAAGCTATTCAATACTTTGGAGACACTTATGATTTAGATTTCTCTATATCACAAGCTATCAAAGTTTTCTTTGAATTGTATGCCGTTGCACCACTTTATGTAGTTAATATCTTAGATTTAACTAAGCATAAATCAGCTAAGAAAACACTGACTAATAAAACTCTTGAAAAAGGAAAAATATTAATTCCAAGTCATAAGATAATTCCTGAAACTGTTGTTGTTAAAAATAGTGCTGGAAAACAAGTTATTTCAGATGCAAGAATAGTTTATACATCAGAAGGATTAGAAATATATGCAACAGTAGCTGGAAATAATATTGATGTTGAATATGAAGAAGTTGATTTATCAAAAGTTACTAAAACAGAAGCAATAGGTGGTTTTGATAGTGCAACAATGAAAAGAACTGGGTTAGAGTTAGTTAATGAGATATTTCTAAAATATTCAGAATTACCAGCTTTTATAGATGTTCCTGATTTTTCTCATGAAAGTGATGTTGCAGCTATTATGGAAACTAAGGCTAAAAATTTGAATGGTGGAATGTTTGAAGCTATGGCTTTAATTAATGCTCCTATTGATAAGAAATATAATGAATTGGTTGAATGGAAAGAAACTAATAATATTTTAAGTAATGACCAAGTTATTTTATATGGAAAGATTAAACTTTCAGGAGAAGTATATTATCAATCTATCCACTATGCAGCTTTATCTATGAAAGTAGATGGAGAAAACAATGGAGTACCTAGTCAAGGTCCATCTAATTACTCATACAAAATGGATGCTTTTGTATGGAAAAATGCTAGTGGAAATTATGAAGAAATAAGATTAGATAAGGAACAACAAGCCAATTTCTTAAATAAAAATGGAGTAGTTACTGCTATAAACTTAAAAGGATGGAGATGTTGGGGTTCTGAAACAGCTAAGAATCCATTAGCAACTGATCCAAAAGATAAGTTTATTTATGGTCGTAGAATGTTTAAATACATAGGTAATGAACTTGTAATATCTTATTTTGGTAATGTAGATAAGAAATTTACTTTAAAAATGGCTGAAACAATGAAAAAGTCAATGAACATTAGACTTAATGCACTTGTTGCAGCAGACCAATTATTATCAGCAAAAGTTAATTTCTATGCAGCCGATAACAGTTTGATAGATATTATAAATGGAGATATTACTTGGACTATTGACCTTGGAATAATACCAGGAGCAAAATCCATAACATTTAAGAAAGTTTATGATGTTGATGCTTTACAAAAATTTGCTGAAAGTTTAACAGCTTAATAAGGAGGGAAAAAGATGGGAAGAAAACAAATACCTAATGCTCTAATAGATGCTGAAACATATTTTAATGGTTCTAATGATCTAGCAGGTATTTCAGAAGTTGAATTACCTAATATTGAATATGATACAGTTACATCAGAACAAATGGGATTAACAGCAGAATTAGAAGTACCTTTAATGGGGCATTTTAAAAAGTTGGAAGCTAAAATAAAAATGGATTGTGTTGATGAAACTGTCTTAGAAATCAATAATGAGAAATCTATTTTGATTGAGTGCAAAGGGGCAGCACAAGCTATGAACAGAGGAACACATGGAGCAGATGTTTATGGCATAGATGCTACTTTTAAAGGACTTATTAAGAAAATGGATGGGTTAAAGATGAAACCTAGCGGAAAGCTAGAAACATCTATTGATTTGTCTGTTACTTATTATAAATTAGAAATTGGTGGAAAAACAGTTATAGAAATAGATGTACTTAACAATGTAAATGTTATTCACGGATTAGCTAATGAAGCAGTTAGAAGATATTTAGGATTAAATTAAGGAGGAATAAATGAAAGTACAATTATCACAATTATACAATTTTTGTGGAAAAGAATTTGAAGAATTGGATATAAATATTGAAGAAATGACAGGTAAAGACTTTATGCAGTGTGAAAAAGAGTTTAAAGCAAGAAATAAAGATGCAGGAGCAGTAAAAGAATTAGAAGATTCTTGGGCCGTAACAGTAGCAGCAAAAGCTCTTGGTGTTAAATACGGAGATTTATTAAATCTTGTATCTGTTGACTACTTGAAGGTGGTGAATGGGGTAAAGCGTTTTTTGAGCAAAGGCTGGGACGAGAAAGAGGATCAGAAGAATATTATAGAGGAAACAGCAGAGGAAATTGGTGCTTAATCTATCTGGATATGATAACTGAACTTTTAAGAGTTCTAAATTATTTTAAAGTTAATATGAGCTATGATTCAATGTTGGATTGTAGCTTGTATGAACTTGATTACTGGATAGCTAGGGCTAATAAGCTAGTTGAGGAAGAGGAAGAAAGGCAAAGTAAAGAAGATTAAAAAAGAGGCTGTGGTTTAGCCTCTTATGGTGTGTTATTACATATTGTATCTATTAATGTTAGAGTTCCAAAAATATACATAATTATTGATACCATAGATATAATTTTTTGAAAAGTCGAACCATCTGTAAAAGCTTCATAAAAACCTGCTAAAATTAACCAGCCTATTGGTGTTAGAATTAAAAATAAAGTTGTCAGAAGTATCAAACCCAAAATACAAAAGCTAAATAAAAAAGGTGATTTTTTAAAACCTTTAAATATAATTTCTTTGTTATTCACTAAAATACCTCCTTTTCCCTATTGTTTTTTATAATATATAATATTTACTTTTAAAAGTCAACAAAATAAATGAGGAGGTGGCAGAATGTCAAAAGATATGAGTTTAGTTTGGCAAATGAGTGTAGCAGGAGCAGCAGGAGCTATGACAGCACTATCTAAAGCAACCCAAGCTATGAAAGATGTGAAAGACTCTACAGAAGATTTGGTGAAATCGCAAAAAAAATTAGAAAGTTTAGACAAGGTTGCTGAGGCATATAAAAATGCTAATTCAGAATACAATAAAGCAGCTAAAAATTTAGAAAGTTTAAGAAAAGCATATTTAAAATCAAACAATGTTACTGCAGAATTTAAAGAACAAATAAAGAATGCTGAAAAACATGTTGAAAAACTTAATAAACAAAAAGAAAGACAAAAGCACATCTTTCAAGCTGCAAGAAGTGAATTAGAAAAAGAGGGCATAAAATTAGAGGGATATAAAAAGAAATTAAAAGAAGTTAATGATGAACTTAAGAAACAGGAAAAATTAAAAAAAGATTTAAGCAAAGCACAAGCTATCTCTGATTTAGGAAGTAAATTTTCTCAAAAGGGTAGTGAACAAATTAGAAGAGGAGCAGCTACAGGAGCTGTACTAGCTATACCTGTTAAATTTTACATGGATGTAGAAGAGTCTCAAGCAGACTTAAGAAAAATTCTAGGGAAAGAAGCTGAGAAATACTATGATGATTTAGCTGAATTATCTAAGAACGGACCTCTATCACAAATAGAAATTAATGAGATTGCAGGTAGTTTAGCACAATCAGGGATAAAAGGTGAGGATATTGTAGCTTATACTGATATGGCTGGAAAAATGAAAGTAGCATTTGATATTTCTACAGATGAGGCAGGTACATTTTTAGCGAAAACAAAAGAGCAATTAAATTTATCTAAAGATGAATTATTCTCTTATATGGATACACTCAATATGTTATCTAATAACTACTCTGTTACTGCTGCTCAACTAGCCGATGTATCAGCTAGAACAGGTGGATTTGCTAAGTCTATAAACTTATCTAAAGAATCTAATATGGCGTTTGCTACATCTCTTATATCTGCTAGCGTAAGTGCAGAGCAAACAAGTACTGTATTAGGTAAGCTATATTCAGAACTTTCTCAAGGTGCTAATACTAAGAATAAAGCGTCTGCTTTAGAATACTTAGGATTTGATCCTAGGACTATAAACAAAGAAATGGCTGAAAATGCCGAAGGTACTATCTTAAAAGTACTAGAAAGAATTAAAAATTCTAATGTTGCAGACAAGTCAGCATTGATCAGTGATATTTTTGGAAGTGATAAATCTGTAATTAACGGATTATCGGTATTATCTGAAAACTTAGATGGAGTTAAGGAAAAACTAGACAAAGCAAAACAAGCTGTATCTGAAAATGAAAGAGTTAATGGAGAGTATGAAGACAGAATAAACACTTTATCTAATCAATTAAAGATGTTTAGGAATAATGCTTTTAATGCTCTTGCAGATATTGGAAATAGTATAGCTCCTGAACTTAAAGAAGCTTTAAATACTTTTAAAGAATTTGCAGGAAAGATAGCTAATTTCATAAAAGAAAATCCTAAGCTAGTAGCTTTTATAGTTAAGATGGTTGCTGGATTTGCAGCTATGAATTTTGGAATGGGTGTTGCTAACAAAATATTGTTAGGTCCATTTGCAAAAGGTGTTGGCTGGTTGTATAAATTCGGGGCATTTAAAAGTAAAGGGGGACTTTTGTTTGCATTAAAAAGAATGTTTCCTCTAGCTTCAAAACTATTTGGAACGTTTATGAAGATTGGAAAATTCTTAGGCGGAAAATTCATAACTGTTATAAAAATTGTAGGTACTGCTTTAAAAATAGCTCTTACAGCAAATCCAATAGGACTTATTATAGCTGCAATTGTAGCTGTTATTGCTATATTTGTAGTTTTATATAAAAAATGTGAATGGTTTAGAAATATGGTTAATGCTGTATGGAAAGCTATTAAAGATACTTTTTCAAGTGTTTGGGAATGGATAAAAGGTCAATTTAATGCTTTGGTAGATATTGGTGCTAAGGCTTGGAATGGATTAAAAGAGAGTGGAGCAGCTATTATTGATAAAATAAAAGATGCATTTAAAGGTTTCTTTGATTGGTTACATAATAAATGGGAAGATTTAAAATCCTTAGGCTCTAAATTAAACCCATTCAAATGGTTTGGTAAAAAAGATAATGCTATTCCACAAAATTATTCTGGTACAAATTATTTTGGAGGTGGACTTACAACTCTTGCTGAAAGAGGAGCAGAGCTAGTAGAAATGAATAATAATTCTTATCTAGTAAATTCTAAAACATTAGCTAATTTACCTCATGGAGCTAAAATTTTAAATAATTCACAAACAAGAAAATCTTTATCTTCAAGGGTATCTTCTTTAAAAGACAGAATAAGAAATATCTCTAATAATAATTCAAAAACAATTATAGGTGGAGATACTATAACTATCAATATTAAAGGTGGTTCTGGAAATGCTACGGATATTGCTAGAGAAGTTAAAAGAGTAATTGAAGAAATGCAAAGTAAGAAAAGAAGGACGGCGATAATATGAAAAAAGTAAAAGTTTATAAGACAGTTAGTGGAGATACCTGGGACTTGATAAGTTATAAATTATATGGTTCTGAACAGTATTTTCACCAGCTAATGAGGGCTAATCTTAATTTATTATCTATCGCTGTATTTGATTCTAATATACCTATCATAGTACCAGAAGTTACGCCTATCGCAAGCGTTGTAGAAACATCTAAACTACCTCCATGGAAAAGATAATGTAATAATATTGATTTTATACGGAATTTATAGTACAATAGGTATTATAATTTTATCAGGAGGGAGAATATGTTAAAAAAAATAATTTTATTTTTAGTACTTATTTTCTTCATTGGTTGCGGATCTGAAAAAGCTACAGAAGCACCGCAAGAACCAATAAAAGAAGATAATTCTAGTATGTCTGTTGTTATTACAGATAAGAAAACTGGTGATACGTGGATACAAATTCTGGTACCTGATGATGCTACAGATATTCAAATTAATGAAAAAATGGCTGAATATGTTAAAAAATATCTTGATGATGGAATGAAAGATTTTATAGTGCAAGCATATGGAGACCAAAGATTTTGGAATAAGACCTTTGGAACACACGGATATACTAACGTTAGAAATGGACAGAATGTTGAAAGTTATGCACAAGCTAGAGTATACATCCCATCTGAAGATGAAAAAGAGTTGTACCTTGAGTATTACCACGCTGTTGCTAATTTAATTGATACTGGAGAAAAAGAAGAAACAGCAAAGCAAACAGTTCTAAACATTTTAACTAATAGACTAAGTAAATCAGAGCAAGAAATAAAAGATATTCTAGCTAAAGTAGATGACTACTTAGATTTAAAAAGTGCTAATGTGAAAACTCAAGACACAAGTAAAGATACAAATGAAGTACGATATGAAGATTTTAAAAAAGTTAAAGGTTTTGAAGACTACATAGCAGAAAAAGGAAAAGATACAAATGATGAGTCTATAAAATCGTATCTAAAAGAAGAAAAAATAGACTTAAGTGTAGAAGAGTTTAAAGCTTTGCAAGAGAAAGTTACAGAATGGGATAAAAATAGAAATAAATAAATATCTGGAATCCAAGAGCAGTGCAAAAGCTGCTCTTTTTTTATTGCAAAAAGGAGGTTGGTGTAATTGGGATAGCTAGAAACATAAAGATATTAGTTTTCTATGAAGGAGTAGACATAACTGAAGAAATACAACCTAGTATCTCGTCTATGACTTACACAGATAACTCAAAAAATGCTGTAGATGACTTAGAGTTAAACCTGGAAAACTTAGATTATAGATGGCTTAATGAATGGTATCCAGATGAAAATTCAAGACTCTTAATAGGTATCCAGCAAAATGAAAATGGGAAATCTAAGTTCTTAGACCTTGGAATTTTCTATGTAGATGAACCTACTTTTAATAATCAAAGATTATCCTTAAAATGCCTGGCATTGCCATTAGACCAAACCATTAGAGAACAAGTTAACAGTGTTGCATGGGAAAAAATAACTCTATCTGAACTAGTATCTAAAATTGCAGTTAAGCATGAATTAGACTATGAGTTACATTGTGATAATGCCTTCTTTGATAGACTAGACCAGGATAGAGAAACAGATTTAGGTTTTTTAAATAGGGTTCTATCTGAAACAGCTCTAAGTTTGAAAGTTACTGATGATAAGTTAATAGTCTTTAATGATGAGGCATTAATTGATAATGATAATATTGATATCTTTAATATTAAAGATTTTCGTATTAGAAGCTTTACTCTAAAGAAGAAAAATCAAGGAGTTTACGATAAAGTGGAAGTTAGCTATTATGACGCAGACAAGAAGCAGCACATTGTTGAGACAATTACAAAAGAAGAACTTGAGAAAAGAAATGAGGTAAAACATGCTTGATGATGGAGGATACATAGCTTTTAAAGAGAAAGCTAACAAGACAAAAACTAAAAAAAGAGTTAAAAAAGCTAAGACAAAAAAGATTAAAACTAAAGGAAAATCTCAAGCTAAGAAAGTGGCCGAGAAAACTTTAAAGGACAGCTTAAAGCAAGAATACTCTATAAACTTAACAGTTGATGGAGATGTAAAATACTGTGCAGGTTGCCTTATAGAACTAGATGACAGCTTTGGTAGATTTGCTGGACGATATGTAATTGATAAAGTTACTCACAATATCTCAGGAGACTACACTTGTGATATAGAAGCTTTTAAAGTTGGTGCTAGACAAAATGCAGAAGAAAGAGCAAAAGCAATTGATAAAGCTAAAAGAGATAAGAAGGAAAAAGAGAAAGAAGTTAGGAAGAAAGCTAGAAAAAAAGAAAGAGAAAAAAGAAAAGCAAATAAGATTAAAAATAAAAAGGAGGTGAGTAAGAATGCTGGATATCTTGAAGCAAGGAGAAGTAAATGATATAGACATAGCTAATGGTAAAGCAAGAGTTATATTTCCTGACAGAGACAATAAGATAAGTGATTGGTTAAATATTCTGGTTCCATTTTCAGAATCACATTCTGATAGTTATCATCTAGAAAAAGGTCAAACAGTCATAGTCTTATCATTGCCAGATATGATGGAGCAAGGTTATATCTTAGGTTGTCCTATGAGACCTTCAAAAATTTCTAAAGGAGAAGTAAAAAGGACATTCTCAGATGGAGGATTCTATTCTTACAAAGATGGAGTTTTGGCATTATCTCCTATCACAAAAGTAGTTATTAATGCAGATGTGGAGATAAAAAAGACTTTAACTGTAGATGGAGATACAACTTTTAAATCTAATACTGATACAAAAGGTACTGCTAAATTAGGAAATATTAATCTTAATGAGCATACTCACCCAGGAATACAACCTGGAAATAGCAAGACAGGAGGTCCATCATGATAGGAAGTTTAGGAGACATAATTTTTTATGCTAGTGACTTGAATGTATTTTCTTTAAAAAAAGAATTATCAAGAAGTAGAAAAGCTAAAATAACTCAACACGAGCCTATCTACGGGATTGGTAAAGTAAGACAACAAGGTAGAGAACTTATGGAAGTTAGTTTATCAATAGAGTTGATAGCAGGACTTACTAAGGCTCCTGGTCTGCATTTACAAATGCTAAAAGATTTTATGGAGTTAGGAAAATTCGCTCCATTAATTCTAGGGTATCATGTGATAGGAGAGTTTCCATTTTTGATAACTGGAATTGAAGAAACATTATCGCATTTTAATGCGGTTACTGGAGAATTTGATTATATAAATTTGGATATAACCCTACTAGAGTATGTAGATGACCCTTTACAGTATCAAAAAAAAATAGAGCACAGGCAAACTGCTAAGACTATTCTTGGAATTGAGTATGAGGATACTGTAAAAAATCTACAAAAGAAGGTGTTTAAATTATGATAATACACATAAATTCTAAAGATGGTATAAATTACAACCCACAAAATGAGATAGAAGATGTGGTAAGAAATGTACACATGATTCTAAGAGTAACAAAGGAAGAACAGCCATTGATGAGAGAATTCTCTTTAGATAGTGACATGGTGGATAAGAACATTCCTGTTATTAAAAACAAGCTAATTGGTTTACTGATGACTAATTTAAAAGAATATGAGCCAAGAGCACTACTTAAAAATTTAGATTTAAAGTTGGAAAATAATGACTTAGAAATAATGCTAGAAATAGAGGTGATTATATGATAGATGATACTTATGAAATACTAGATGCAAATGCTGAAGAACTGAGACAGCAAATGCAAGAAAAGTTTGAAGAACTTAGTGGACGGCAAATCTCTAAGTATTCCCCAGAGGGGCTCATCTTTGCAAGTGTTGCATATCTAATTGCAATGAGAGAAGAAAACTACAATGATAATCTAAAGCAGAATTACTTAAAATATGCTAGAGATTATAGATTAGACTTATTGGGAGATAGATACGGAGACAGAGGACTTAGATTAGAAGAGCAATATGCTAAAGCTACTTTTAGATTTTCTATCATATCTACTAAACAAAAGAAAATTATTATCCCAAAAGGGAGCCTAATTAGATATAATGACCTTTATTTTGAAACAAATGAAGAGTATTCTATTGCAGAAAATACTTTGTTTGTAGATGGTATCGCAACTTGCAAAACACCAGGAACAATTGGAAATAATATTCCTGTTGGATACATCAATACGATGGTTGACTTATATCCTTACTTTTCTAAAGTAGAAAACATCACAATTTCGAATGGTGGGACAGATCTGGAAGAAGACGAAGTATACAGAGAAAGATTAAGACTTGTACCTGACTCTTTTTCTGTTGCTGGGTCTGAAGGAGCTTATGTGTTCTGGACATTGTCCACTTCTCCAGAGATAGTAGATGTAACAGTTAAAAGTCCGAAGCCTTGTGAAGTTGATATCTATGTACTTACAAAAGAAGGAGTTCCATCTGAAGAGTTAAGAAGCCAAGTTTTAAAGGTCGTAAACTCTGATGAAATAAGACCTTTGACAGATAAAGTTACTATAAAAAGTCCAGATGTAGTAGATTACAAAGTTGAATTTGATTATTACATAAATAAAGCTGACGAAATCAATATTAACTCTATAAAAGCTAAAGTACAAACAGCTGTAAATGAGTATATAGAATGGCAAAAGAGTAAGCTTGGTAGAGATATTATTCCAGATGAGCTAATCAAAAGATTAAAACTTGCTGGAGTAAAGAGAACTGTTATTACTTCTCCTACTTATAAAAAGCTAGAGCCACATCAGTTTGCTAAGTGTAATGTTAATGTAGTGGTCAATTATCTAGGAGTTGAAAATATATGATATTAATTGATGACTTGAAATTGACTGATATTGCAGCAGTATCTACATTAGATGATGCGACAACAAGATGGATATATGAGTCTATAGACTACGTCTTGAGAAGTAGAAACTCTGTTATAAACAGTGAATTAAAGAAGCTAGAAATTACAGATTTAATGAATGAGCATGAAATTAATATGCTGCTATGGGAATACTCTATATTCACTAAAAATGCAACTCTTGAAGAAAAGAAAAAGATAGTCAAAAGTGCTATATTTTCTAAAATTAATATGGGTACAACTAAAGTATTAAAAGATATATGTGGTTTGCTGTATAAAGGTTTTGATGTAAAAGAATGGACAGACTATAACGGTAAACCAGGTACTTTTAGAATCTATACAGATAAGAAGATAGTAGATCCCGATGAGTATAGAGAGTTGATGGAAAACATAGAGGCTAACAAGAATGTTAGAAGCCACTTAGATTATATAGAATTAAAACAAGTAAACACAGCTAAATACTACTTATCTGGCTTTAAAGAAATAACTTTGCTGGCAACTAAGGAAAATAAAAAGAAAGACTTTACTGTAAGTAACAATGTTTACATAAAAGCATATAAGCAAATAGTAGGAGGTATTAGCAAATGAAATTCAATGGAATAACTAAAAAAGGTAGAGAATACTTGGCTAAAATACAAGCAGAGAATAAACCTATTAACTTTTCTAAAATTAAAATAGGTGATGGTAGACTAGATAACTATGATAACCCAGCAGAACTAGATCACTTGATTAATCAAAAAGTTGAGAAAGGAATATTAACTTTAAACCAGGAACATGACACAGTTATTTTAACAACTAATATCGATAATGTGAGCCTTAGAACAGGGTATTATCCAAGAGAAATAGGAGTGTTTGTTAATGATAATGGGCAAGAACTAATGTACTATTATATGAATGATGGAGATGAAACTTCTTGGATACCGCCAGAGACAGATGGGCCATTTAAAATAGAATTAAAGCTAAACTTAATAGCATCTAATGCTCAGTCTATAATTGTGGAAGGGGCTGGAAAAGAACTGTACATTACAAAAGAATTTTTAGAAGCTAACTACACTAAAAATGGTGGGTATAAAGGAACTGCCAAAGAAATAGATGATAGAGTTGTTGCAGCAGTAGGTCAATTAAATGGAATGTTCCCTTTATCAGAAGCAACAGCTGGGAATATCTATTACCATCAAGGAAATAAGAAATTTTATATATGTAAAAGTAATTATAATGGTACAACAATATCTGTTCCAAATATGAATTTTGAGGATCTTAGTATTTGGGATAATCGTAAGAGATTGGAAAATCTATTCAGTTTTAGTAATCAAAGTGAAATAAATATAATAAAATTTTCAAATATTGCAATTGTGTTTGGTACTTTTAAAAATATTGAGTTTAACAAAAGTGCAGATATAATTATCCCAGTTACTTTGAAAAATGTCAGTGTTATGGCAACTCCGTGGCATACAGGAACTCCTGGTAACTTAACTATTATGTCATATGGAGAAAAAAACAAAATAACAATCAGAGCTAATAATAATGGAACTAATCTAACAACCGTAAGTGGAACTTTTATAGCTATAGGAATTGTTTAAATTTAAAAATCTATTCACAATCAAAAGGAGAAAAAAGATGTTCTATATATACACAAGAGAGAAAAAACCAAAAATAAAGTTTACAGTAAATTTAACCAGAGAAGAAGTAAAAGAATTAATGGGAGATAATCTATTTTTAGATTATCCTGATTTAGATAAAAATAATTTTATTATTGTAGAACAGGAAAATATATTTAAATATCCAATTTTAAGCAATGATGGAATTATTAGAGAAATGACAAGAGATGAACTTGTTGCTGATGGAATAGAAGTACAACTGAATCAAGGGGAAAAAATAGAAAACAGAAAGATTATTAAAATAGAAAAACCACACAATAAATTAGAAGAACTTTGGAACTGGACAGGCACTGAGTGGGTTTATAATCATTCAGCTGAAAAAGAGAAGTATTTTATAGAAATAGATGCTATTAAAGCAAAAATACTAAGCTATGGTTTTGATTATGAAATTGAAGGTAAAAAACATAGGCAAAAATGCAGAGATAAAGACATAACCTTATTGGCTTCAAACATAACTTTTATGATGGGAGAGAGAGCTATCCTTGGGAAAGAAGAACCTATAACTTGGTATTTTGAAGATAATTTTGGATTGGAGTTAAATTTAGAAAAATCATTAATGCTAGCTAGTTATGGTAAAACTTTTACTCAATCAGTATATGATACAGAGCATTACTTTAAAACAAAAGTTGAACCAAAAAGTATTAGTGAAGAAGAGTTTGAAGAAAAAAGAAAAGAAATACACTCTAAACTTGTTAATGGATAATTTTAAGATTAAAGGTAGTTTTATATAGCTACCTTTTTTTGATAGCTTTAAATGACAAATTACAAGGTCAGTTTAATAATTTTTTATAAAGGAGATGGTAAAAATGAAAGTAGCTTTAATAATTGGTCATAATGATAGAAGTAAAGGAGCATATTCAAGCGTAGTTGGTAGTGAATATGATTATTGGAAAAAAATATCAGAAAAAATAAAAACTGAAATTCCATTAATGGTAGATGTATATGAGAGAAAGCCAAATCAATATTACACTAGAGAAATGTTTGAAGTGCTGGAAGAACTTAACAAGAATGATTATAATTTCTGTATGGAACTTCACTTTAATGCAGCAGCAAGTGAGCAAGCTAATGGTTGTGAATGCTTAGTTTATTGTGGAAATAATAAGGCTAAGGAGCTAGCAACAGATTTTATGGCTAGATTGCAAAACAAGTTTGGTAGCAAGATAAGGACCAAAGAAAATGTTATAAAAGTAACTATGCAAGAAAAAAGAATTGATGGAAAAACTTGGGAAGAGGAAATAAAAGAAACTACAAGAGGCTTAATTCTTGTGCAGGATAGCAAAACAAGAGGAGGCTATGGAATATGTAATAGCAAAGACACTTACATTCTAGTAGAACCTTTCTTTGGCAGCAATAATGAAGAAGCTTTAAAGTTTTCTGTGGAAAAAGATGTTGTAGATTTATTTGTTAATTTTATAAAAGAAAATATTTAATAAACAGTCTGGCCAGACAGTTATTATAAAAAA